CTCCTGGAACAGTTCCAGAGTTGTCAGCACCGCCTCCACCACCGCCTGCGTAGTAACCGCTCACGCCAGTAGATGTTGCAGTAGCCCAAGATGACCAAGTATTTTTACCTGCTCCACCAGCACCGCCAGTCCAGGTTGCGCTAGTAGATGCATTCCCGCCAGCGGCACCTGCACCGCCTCCGCCACCGCCAAGGTATGCTGCATCTGATGGCGCTCTGTAACCATTACCACCTGCATTGCCGTAGCCTGTTGCACCGCCTGATGAACCTTGCGTTGCTGCTCCACCACCTGCACCAGTTTGTCCGTTGCTTGCGCCCATACCTGAGCCACCGCCCGAACCACCTGCTTTACCAGGGTAGGAAGAAGTTTGCCAGAATCCTCCACCGCCACCGCCAAGAGCAGTGATTGTATCTAAAATACTATCGCTGCCATTAAATCCATATTGGCTAGTATTGTTAGCACCACCCGCACCAATTATCACTGTGTAATCAGTTGTAGTCATTGAACGACCAGTTTGGTTGCAAACGCCACCAGCACCACCGCCGCCACCATAACTAGCACCACCACTAGCACCACCTGCAATGACAAGTGCGTCACAGGTCAGGTCAGTTTGTGGGGTGAATATGCCAGATGATAGGAAGGCGTGGTACCAGTAAGTACCATCATTAGCAACAATATTTCCACCAGTAGCCTTAGGTGCAGTTGCAGGTGTAGTACCTGTTGCTGCTACGCCATATAGCGAGAAAGTGCTGTATGCTGGGATAGTTACTGCATCTAACGGCGCAAAAGTAATAGATGTTATTGCTGCCGTGTTAGACCATAAACCAGCAATAATTCTCATATATGCTGTAGTTGCGTTATTTTCACTAACTGTATCTATTGATACTGATTTGTAATTACTGCTTGTATAATTAGGAATATAAATTTCAGCGTTACCAAAAGTATTTGCTGTAGAACTAGAGCCATTAACGATAAATCGCATATCGTTTTGAGTGCCACTTTCAGCACCAGAGCCGTTACCTTGTAGGTAGCGAGTGGTTCCATTTGTGCCATTAAACTGCATATTGCATACCCAACTGTTGTTGTTGTCTCGCGTACTTACAACAACTTTCAAATCGGTATATCCAGTTTGTGGGATGTTGTCAAAGACAACAGATGATGCACTTTGAGTAAGGTCAATAGTCTCTAGTAGTACGTGATTGCCTGCCATTGTCTATCTCCCTTATACGCTTGCATATCTAATAATTACAATACCTGAACCACCTGCACCACCAGCACCTTGCGTGCTTTCTGATGGTGCATAATAGTCAGACCCACCACCACCACCGCCAGTGTTTGCAACACCAGCGCCACCAGTAACGGCGTTTCCTACTTTGCCTGCACCGCCACCACCTGCACCGCCAACGCCTGGATTGGCTTGACCGTCAATAGTTCTTCCACCTGCGCCACCACCGCCAGCATAGTAATAATTTACGCCAGTTCCAGTTGCAGAAGCAAAAGCAGAGATAGCAACACCTGCTCCACCTGCTCCGCTAGAGTAAGTTGTAGGAGTTTGACCTACTGCACCAGCACCGCCACCGCCACCGTTGGCGCTACCTAGTGCATATCTATTACCGCCAGCAAATCCTTGGTTCGCTGTTCCAGCGTAAGGACCAGAAGCCCATTCAGCAGCAGTACCACCGCCTGAACCACCAGTAGTTGGAGCCTTTGTATTACCTCCACCTGCACCGCCACCTGTTGAGGTGATAGATGCAAAGACTGAGTTGCTTCCAGCGGCTCCAGAGTTACCAACGTTTTGACCGCCACTGCCTCCAGCGCCTCCAGCGCCAATGGTGACTGTGTAGCCTGTGCCGCTAGTTAAAGCCAAAGGTGATTCCAAAGTTCCACCACCACCAGTTGCGCCAACAGTTGAACGTAATCCACCTGCGCCGCCACCGCCACCTGAGGTTGCACCACCCCCACCACCGCCAGCAACTACTAGGTAGTCACAAGTAAGTGCTTGACTTGGCGTGAATGTTCCTGATGAAAGGAATGTGTGATAGGTGTAACCATCTGATGAATAAGTAATTGTTCCACCAGTTGCTTTGGCTGCAGGGCTTGCGCCTTCTGCTTTAATACCGTACAAAGAAAATGTGGAGCCTGCAAGGATAGTTGACCCGCTTACAGAATAAATGTTGATTGAAGTAATTGCTGCTGTAGAATGCCATAAAGCAGAAGCAGCAAGGCTTGTTGCATTTGCTATTTTTTGAGTACCTAAAATTGCCTTGTAGGTTGTTGTATTAGAATAGTTTTGAAAGTTGTAAATAGAAATTTCTGGGTTGGTGTCATTGCCACCAATATACAAGGTATTAGCACTTGCTGTCCTTGATGAGCCAGTGGATGAACCATTCCAAGTCAGGATATTTCTTGAGTAGTTTGACCCAGTGTCTCCATTAATACGCATACCCGTATAATTATTTGAATCTTTTACGGCAGCAACAAGTACTAAATCTGTATACCCTTGGGGTATAGAACTAAGTGTTACCGAAGAAGTATTGCTGCTGACTGTAACCTTATCAAGTGCGATGTATGTATTAGTAGCCATATTACTTCACCCCGTAAAGTGCAAATTTTGTATGTTCATTAAATGATGTCGAAGCAAGAGAAAATTTAATACTTGTAATTGCAGACGTGCTCCTCCATAAATTAGAAATAAAGTTTACTTCACCTTCGGTTGATGATTCACTTCTAAATCCACTGAGACCTCTTATGGTTTTGTATTTATTAGTATTGGCATAATCTAAAAATGACCAAACTCCGCTACCCCAATAAGGGTATGAAGTGAACATATATTTTTGGTTAGAAGATACATATGCGCTAACGCCAACTGATGCGCCATCGCCAACTATTCTATGTTGAGCATAATTTGATTCATTAGAATCTCCATTAATTTCGACACTTACCCAAGTTGCGGCAGTTGATTTATGAGATGAGCGCAGTTCGAGATGTTTATATCCTGCTGGAATTCCAGAAAAAGTAATTGATGACGCTGTTGAAGATAGCGTGATTGTAGCCAAGGAGTCATAAGCGCCCTCAGGACTCCAAGGTGGCGTGAGATGCCCCGATATTCCAGAGGCAATAATACCTGGAAGTAGGGGACTCATTATTCTACGTCACCCACAATGATGAATGATGAAGCAGACTGAGCGATAACTGTTGCTGCAGAATACTGAGCACGTAGTGCTGGAGCAGCAGCAGTAGCGCCTGTAGATACAATTGTAACTCCTGCACCTGCAGCGAATGTAACCTGACCAGCGCCAATCTGTACGACGGTGATGCGGTCTCCTGCTGCAAATACCGAGTTGTTGATTGTTACTGTGATTGCAGATGAGTTAGATGCTGTGACTACTGCATCCTTGTCGGTTGCAGCAAGAGTATACGATGTTCCAGTCTGTGCATTCAGTGGGTTGCGTTCCTTAGCAAGCGGTGTTCCGCCTGCAGTAGAACCATCGTGAACAACAACAGTCTTCTTGTCTGTATCAACTGTAAGTTCTGCGTTAAGACCAGTAAAGGAAGCGTGCTGTGAAGTTGTTCCTCTACGACGTTGGAAGGCGAATGACATTAGAGAGTACCCCAATCGGAGATGCTAACCCACGAAGCGGACGTTCCGTCAGTGGTTAAGAATTTGCCAGAGTTTGATGCCTGGCTTGGAACTACATAGACACTAGAAGTGTCGAGTGATACTGTTACAGCGCCTGCTGTTCCACCACCACTTAAACCTGTACCTGCTGTTACTGACTCAATGTCTCCGCTTGTTGCCATTACTGTCCAGGTTGAACCTGTCCAGACATACATACCAGGAGTTGTTGAGTTGAAGTAAAGTGCTCCAGTGATAAGAGCGTTACCGTCATTATCTACTGATGGGGCTGATGACTTAGCACCGAGATATCGGTCATCGAATGAGTCATAAGATGCCGCTGCTGCGGTTGCGCTAGTTGCTGCATTGCTTGCTGATGTAGATGCTGCTGATGCGGAACTAGAAGCATTGCTTGCAGAAGTTGATGCTGCACTAGCAGAGTTTGCTGCTGCTGTAGCAGATGTTGCTGCTGTAGCACTTACATCTGATAGGTCAACCCAGTCACCAGTCGTTGTGTCGGACTCTGTGATTGAACCCATATCACGGACAATACCTGAACCAACTTGGTCGTTAACTGTTGCTAGAGATGCTGCTGCATCTGTTGCTGAACTGGCTGCTGCAGTCGCTGAACTTGCTGCGTTAGTGGCAGATGTTGAAGCGGCACTCGCTGATGAGGCTGCGTTAGTCGCTGAGGTTGATGCCTCAGAAGCCTTGGTTGTAGCAGTCGATGCAGAAGTAGATGCATTAGATGCACTTGTAGATGCAGCGGATGCTGAGGATGCAGCGTTAGTAGCAGAGGTGGCTGCTTCGCCAGCCTTAGTAGTTGCTGTACTTGCAGAGGTAGATGCTGAACTTGCAGACGATGCTGCAGCAGTTGCTGATGTGCTAGCAGCAGATGCGCTTGTTGATGCTGCGCTGGCTGAAGCAGCGGCAGCGGTAGCACTTGTAGCAGCGGAAGTTGCTGAACCTAAGATTGAGTCTGTGTAACCCTTTGTTGCTGCATCACTTGAGTTAGTAGGTGATGACAAGCCAGTGATTGTTGGGCTACCAGAAATTGTTGGGCTAGTTAGTGTCTTGTTAGTAAGAGTCTGAGTTGTATCTGTGCCAACAAGAGTTGTTGTAGCATTTGGCAGAGTGATTGTTCGGTCTGCTGTTGGGTCAGTTACAGCAAGTGTTGTCTCATAGGCATCTGCAGTAGCGCCTTCGAAGACAATACTTGAATCGCTGATTGTTAGACCAGATACTGTTGGGCTAGTGAGAGTCTTATTGGTCAGTGTCTGAGTATCTGATGTACCTACTACAGAACCTGAAACACCGTGTACGCCTGCGCTAGCCTCGATGTGAGCGTTAGCCTCACGAAGGTCGCGACCAGTAACCATATGTCGAACCACAGCACCTGCTGAGTGAGCCTGTCCTACGCCATCAGTCTCAACGCCACGAGTGATTGTGAGCGTATTGGTACTGACAGCGGTGACATCTACAATTTCTTCGACTGCTGTATCTGGGTCGATTACTACTGTGAATGTTTCACCTGCAGATACTGTCGCTCCACCAAGGAGTGCAGTACCTGACACGATGCTGGCACTTGTGCCAGATGAAGTAAGGCTCGAAGTCAGCGTTGTTTGCTGAGAGCGAGATGAGTATTTTCTAGTTGTCATTCCTGGTTCCTATCGGCGGGAGAAGTGAACTCGTGGTGGATAATTCTGTTGATGCGCTTTGACTTCTTCTTGAAGTCGCTGTGAGTACAGCGCATAAAGTTGTTTAGTTGCAGACTGTGAAGCACCGTATGGACGCTTGGCATCTGTCTCGTCAGCCTGAGGTGATGTCTGTGCAGCACGTGCTGGGTCGAGGTATGAGAGCAAGCGGTACGCTGCTCCGAGGATTACCACATCTCGTGTTGACTCAGGAAGTCCCGTCTGTTCTGCATAGTCCTGAGAGTTAGATGTGAAAGTTACTGGGTCAGTTGCGTACACAATTCTGACTGTACGTCCTGGAATTGGTGCCTCACCCAATGTGATTGTCTGGGCACTAGCACCGAATGCTGTTGCATCCGCTGTTGAATCAAAGTCCCATCGGCGGATTGGTACCCACTCTTTTGTTGGTCCGATTGATTCCCAAGATACTGTGATGATGTTCTTGATATTGAGACCATTGAATGCGTATGTAGACTGAGCAGCGTTGAATGTGAACGATGTGCTCTTGACTGCAAAGATGCTAGCACCAAGGGAACGAATCGTGTCATTGATTGAACGCTTGACTGATGAGCGTGGGAATGTAGGAGAGATGGTAACCTTGACATCTGCATTGTGTATTGCTGCAGTTGAGCCAAGGTAGCCACGACCATAAGGAGCGACGGTTGCTGTGTTAGCAATGCGGTCAAATGAATCAACCCATAGCAACTCTTCGTCAATCTCAATGACACCCTTGCCTACGTTCTCAGTAGAACCTAGTGAAACAATCAGTGGCGAAGCACTTGAGGATGTAGTTGTTGAGATTGCATTCCTCAGATAGGTCGAACGGTCCTGCTGGAATGTATATCCTGCAAGGTTTATGATGACCTCATCAATCATCTCACTCAGGGTGTATGACATTACTTCCTCTTATTCCCTACGAAAATATCGTAATAGTTAACATCAAATGAGAACCGCTTCATATGTGGAACGGTTGCTGCAGTGTGTGCATAGACTGGAATGTCAGCCTTGTCACATAGGGCGAAGAAGTAAATGTCTTCACCCATAAAATTCTTTCCGTGTCCTAAGTCAGAAAACAGTGGCATATCTGGAACTGCTTCTCGGATACGGTCTACGACACTGCGGTGCATAAGGACATACCCCATACCCGCTGCGCCTACTTTTATTAACTTGTTCTTAGGTAAAGGATGAACTCTGTTAATCCCTACCTGGTCACCATTGGCTACGAACCAGAACAAAGTTGGCATTGGTTCCATCAAAGGTTCTTCAGGGTAATCAGTTGTAAAGTAAACGCCAGTCATAATTGGTCGTTCCTCTGCATCCTTGTTATCCCAAAGCAACTTGAATGTCTCTGGGCTAATGACTACATCTGAGTCAACCCAGAGAATCCAGTCAGCCTTGTTGCCGTCATACCAGTGATTGATAACTCGGTCACGCTGTCTAGCAATCTGGTTACCCTGACTGCGTAGTGTCGTCACAACTTCTACTCCTGAGTGGAGCATTACGTCAGTGACACCCTGCATAAACTTGCCATCAACCATACCGTTATCGCACCAAGCGATAGCCAACTTGTCGTTCATTGTCCCCTACTTTCTTACTTCTTCTTTGCTCTTGCGTTGTCCACAAGATTTGGATAAGGTCTTCCAGCCTTCTTAGCCATTGCTTTAGCCTTAGCCTTCTGAGCAGGTGTAAGTGGTGTTGACTTTTTCTTTGGACTCTTCTTATCCCAGAATGCTTTCTTCATTACCACTTCACCTTGTCTGCCCAGTAGGCTGCTGACATCTTTCCTTTAGCAATGTTCTTAGCGTGACGTGCCTTGAATGAAGCCTGACGCTTCGTCGGTTGTCTGTCGCCAGTAACTCCCTGTTGACCAAAGCGAATAGTCTTAACCTTACTTCCTTCTTTAGCCACAACAACGTGTGACTTAGTTGGATGAGATGGTGTTCGCTTTGGCTTGTTGAAGCCAGCAACTCCTGCTCGCTGTAGTCTAGGGTCTGCTGCCATTTACTTCTTCTTACCCATTTTCTTAGCAACAGCCTTCTTGGCTACAGCCTTCTTCATCATCTTCTTGCCCATCTTCAATTCCATCATCTTCTCAGACTTGGATTCCATCTTCTCAGCCATCTTGTATGCCTTCTTCTTCATCATTTCTCCACCGCTTTCATAACTTCGGCTACGGATTTCGTAACCTTGTCTGCTCTAACACCCATTGTTCCTGCGTCGTATGCTTTGCCAAGTTTCTCGCTTGCCTCATACGCTGCCTCAACCTGCGCCCTCTGTGTTCCTGCTGGTTGGATACCTTGATTTCTAGCATCCTTGTAGAACTTCAATCTGCTCTGCCATTGCTTGTCAGCAATAGGTCGACCAGCATCTCCTGTGTTCATCTGAAGACCTCTAGCCTTACATCCAAAGCAATCGTCATCACACTGAGTGTGGTCAATCTCGGCAGTATCTAGGTCAGGAAACGGAGCGTCTCCAGTTTCATCACAGAGTACGCATCCCCACTTAGTTGCTTTGAAGTCGTGCTCTGGGGTGAAACCCCACTCAAGTACCTTGCTGATATGACTGTGCATAGTGTCCCTACTCTGCTACGAAATTTGTCTCTGTAACGTCAATGTCTGCAGCAATCATTGCTGCCTTTGTTGCCTCACTGATACCAGTGTGGATATGTCCACCAAGCCAGTATTCATCATAAGCATCTAGTTGGTCTTGTGTGAACCATCGACCAGTGCTATATGTTTCACCGTCTCTGACAACCGTGATGCCACGATTAAGTCTGAAGAAGTAGAACAAGCGATGTCCACCAGTGGGACCTTCTTCTACCACAGGTGTGGTAAATGTATAAGTTGTCATTGTTCTCCTTAATGAACTTACTGCTAGACAGGGACCTAAGCCCCTGCCTAACCGTCAATCAATTAAGCGATTGATGAACCTGATTCGATTCGGTAGAGAGCCTCTTCACGGAAACGTGCGAAGCCAAGTACGCCGTACCATCCGATTGGACGGAAGCGGTTCAACTTGTCGGTAACTGGACCGATAACTGTGTGTGGCTCTTCTGCCACTGCTTCTGCAAGTGCCTGCTGTCCAGCGATGATTGTGCGGTACACCTTTGCAGATGAAGCACCATCAGTTGCTGAGTAGAGACGTGGTGACTCTACGAAGTAAGCACCCTTGTAGCGTCCGATTTCTCCTGCCCAAATACGGTCCTGTGAGATACCGTATGCGTTAGGAACAACCCAACCTGCAGCAGATGATTCGAGCATAAGGTCGTGTGCAACATCTGGGTGAACTCCAGCCCAGTACTCTGTACCGCGCTTTCCTGATGCCTTGTTACCACGGAGTTTAGCAACTGCCTTAGCGATGTTCGCTGTTGAAAGTGTTGCTGCTGCTGTGATAGTTGCAGTTGAAGTTGCTGTTGAACCTGAGTAGATGACGTTTGAACCACCGCGAAGTGCTGTCATAGCAAGTGCGTCGATTGAGTCTGCCTGGTTACGTGCCATAAGTGTCACGATGTCTGGGTCCACTGAAGTCAATGAGAACAACTGGAGAGCACGGGTGTTAGTTGTAGCGTTACCGAACTCCTGCATTGTGATTGTAACAGATGTAGGTGTTCCGATTGTAACACCGTCAATGTCTGATGTTTCAGTAAGAGCAGTTGTTGCGTTAGCAAGGTCTGCGTACTTCTGAAGAACAACAACGTTTCCGTTGTTTGTTGGTGAAACTGGGCGCTTGTCTGCTACAGAACGAATGAGTGGCTCATCGCGTAGTGCAAATTCAATGAACTTGTCGTACGCCTTCTGGACTAGACCTGCGCTACCTGCTGTTCCGCCGAGAGAAGCAGAATCAGTTGATGTGTAATTTGTAGCCAAGTTATGTTACCTCCTGGTAACTAGATACTATGATTGATTATTGTGAGTAAAGAATTCGTGCGAGTTCCTCAGGGCTTGAAGCCTGGTCAATTCGCATCTCTAAATCCATTCCTCGGTCAGGTGTTAATGCACCTTGAGTTACTGCATCCTGCTTACGCATTGCGTCGCGGTCTGCAGATACTTCGCTAGGTGCGCCTTGAACTGGGCTATAACCAAAGAGTTCTCCGTTGTCATCGAGCCAGTTAAGAACTGCTTCTGGCGTGATGTCTCCTTCGATGTCTTTGAGGGCTAGCCGTGCAGCCTTCGGATTAACACCTTCTTTGTCTAGGATTTCTTTAACGGTTCTTTCTCGTTCGACTTTAGTGAAACCACTAACCTTCTCTTCGAGTTCCTTGATACGCTTTTCATCTGCACGAATCTTCTGACGCAACTTCTTTTGCAAGTCGGTCTCCGATTCATTCCCTGTGATTTGTGTATCTAGTTCGTTTTCGTCATCCCAGTAATTGTTGCTCATAGCAACCATCCACCCTTCTATTCGTTGTAGTTCGCAAGCCACAGTTCTAATCGGGGAATTAGGCTGGCTCTTGCTACCAGTCTTATACGCTGACGGGGCTGGTCGGTCCGTTCAGGATTCTGTTTGTTTAGATAGCGCCGCTTGTTGACGACTTAAGTGCAGTCTTCGAAAGACCACTCTGTCCACCGAACTGTGCAAGTTCAAGTGATGTCAACTTCTGACGTGCTCGTTGTGCTGAAGCAAGTGAGTTAAATACTTCTTGCTCTGCTTCTGACTGACCATACTTTGCTGTGGTCTCGCCATAGATTGCTGAAAGTTTTTCCGCTGTAGGAAGGATATCTGCAATAGTTGAGTATCCCTTTTGTGCCTCAGCCTGTGTGACACCTTGTGCTGCCAATTGCTCGGCAACTCCAACTCCAGCGGTAAGACCCTGCTTCGCTGCTGCTACACCAATCTCGGCTGCTGCAACCTGACGCTGAATCTTCTGGAACTGTTGCTGTGGGTCAAGTACATATGCGACCATATCGCCAGTACCAATGCCGTAGTAATCCTTGAGTTGCTTGGCAACTGCAGGGTCAGCATTCTGTACACGCTGTACTGCAGTGACTACTCGGTTAGAAAGTTCTGCTGCTGATACATCGTTAGCAATGAACTGCTGTACGTATGCGTCATTGTCAAATGCTGTGAGTCCATATGAACGAAGGACCTGACGATAGCCGTCTTCTAGGTTCAAGTACTCTGCTGGCTGAAGAACCTGAAGTCCATTCTTGATGCGTGCTTCGTTTGCTGAGAAGCGCTGCTTGTATTCATCGGTTGCCTGAAGTCCAAGAGTAATCGTAGCCTCAGTTGCTCCGTCGATAGCAAGGTCTTTAATCTTTGATGCAAGACCCGACAAACCATATTTAGAAAATCGGTCCTGAAGAATTGTAATGATTGACTGACGTTGCTTCTCTGCAGCAAGTGTTGCCGCTTCACGAGCAGCCTTCTGCTCCGCAAGTAACTGCTGAAGCAGTGCATCATTATTAGATGTAGGAGTAGGTGTCTGTTGCTTTGGTTTATCTGGTGCCTTGTAATTAGGGTCAGGGATTCTTTCCACTGTTCCATCATTATATCTGACACTGATTGTACCGTCGCCATTGTTGACACGGCTGACTTCAAATCTATCTATCTTGGATGTAAGTTCCGCAACATACTCTGGATTAGCGGCATAGAAAGATTCATTCGACGCTTCTTCTGCAGCACGAAAACCTCTAAAGCCTGATGCTGCTTGAATGCCAGCAAGTGTGGTTGTGTTTACAGTTGTGTTGGCTCCAGCATATGATGTCTCTTCTTCTGGCTTTTCATCGTAGGCAGAATCTACCCAACCTATTCCTGGTACATATGGCATTACGCTAGACCCCAATCGCGGAGAACTTTAAGTGACAATGAGTCAATGGTGTTGCGTGCGTTGTTGGTGTACTCCCAGCGTGAATCAGAACGTAGTTCCTTTTCGAATTGCCATAGTGGCTTTGTCGCTGGCTTACCATCTGTGCCGATATACTGAAGAGCCTTGCGTAGAGTTGGGTCGTTATATCCAACTGAGTCAGGGTCAATCTCAAGTATGTTTGCCATTGAAGACTTATATGCGGATGCTAATGCATCTACGCTTACGCCCTTATTAATCTGGTCTGAGTATGCAGGGAATGCTGATGCCGCATCCTGACGAACCTTTGCCTGAAGGTCTTCTATCGTTGCTGTCCCTGAGAAGATGTTGCGTGACCAAGAGTCATAATCTTTTTGCTGGTATGTCATACCGAAAGAGTTAGCATAAGACTTAAGGGATTCAACCTGACCTAGTGGTGTACCACCTAGACGACCAGTGAATGCACCGATAGCCTTGAGGTCTAACTGGTTATCATCCATTCCTTTATCAAAGGCTTCTTGGGTGATAGCGTTGAATGATGCATCGTCAAGGGTGATTCCCTTTTCAATAAGGCGCTTACGCTGTGATAGACGATACTGTTCTATCTGCTGGTCATAGACTCCAGGCTGTGTAGCCTTAAGTGTGCCACGACTCTTAGATGTGCTTGAGAGATTCTTGTAGTAAGAAGTCTCGTAGTATGCAAGTTTTGCATCAGTGATATTGCCAGCAAGGAAGAGTTGCCATACCTGTTCTAGTTCTGGGTATGCTGCCTTGAGTGCTTCAGTAATACCAAAGGCTTGTGCTGCTACCTTATTTGCATTGGTGTCTCCACCGCCTGCTGTATCGTTGGTTGCAATAGCCATCGATTACGCTCCTAACTGTGATAGGAAGTCAGCGAAATCAAGGCTCTTCTTCTGAAGGTAGTCTTCGCTTGCATTGGTCTTAAGTTCTTTTTCAATCATCGCCTTTGCTGCTTCCTGTGAGAAGCCAGGCTTTGTAGTTGTCTGTGACATCTTCTTGCCAGTTGCCTTATCAACTACTTCCTTAGTTGTAGATACAGTTCCTTCGTTAATCATTCCCTGGATTGCTGTATAGAATTGCTTGTTCTCATCGGCAGTAGCCTTACGTCCTAAGACAGAACTTAGTGTGTCGTCGATGAGTCCTTGGATGGTTGCCTTGTCATAAAGGTATACCTGCTTCTGAGGAAGTGCTGGCTTGTCGCCCATACCCTTGGAGTTCCACTGAAGGTATTGCTCAGGAGTAATCTTGCGTGTGCCACCAGAGCCGTTGTACCAGGCTGCTGAACCATCTACAGCCATATCCCACATAGCCTTGGCTGTAATGTTGCTTACATTCTTGTAGCCGTAAGAACCTAGTTGATTGATAAATGACTTCAGTTGACCATCGGACCAGTTGTAGAAGTTATTCTTTGCATCAGCAATAGAAGTAGTTTCCATAGTAATCTCTTGTGTTACAGGTTGGAATGTAGAGCCAACGTATTGTCCACTAGTAGAAACTGTCTTCTTGCCCTTGCCTGGACCTAGGTATACCTGAGTGCCATTAGTTCCACCAGATGATTTCCCGCTTAATAAATCGTCAAGTGCGCTCATCAGAATCCCTTTCTAAGGTCATCATTTTCGAGCATACGTGTGTACACTCTATTAAATGTTATGTTCTCGTCAATAAGGTCGCCAACAAATGCATCCCAAATTTCCTTGATATCAGCATTGTCTGGACTTGTAATCGTCTTGCTCTTGCGTACTGCAAGCATCTGACGTACATACTCACGACCCTTGAGGTAGTCGCCCATAGCCTTGACATCAGGACGTTCAGCAACACGTGGGTCAGCAACCATCTCCTTAGCAAAGCCAAGGAAGTTGTTTACCTTATTGATATCAATCTTGCCACGAGCCTGACCCCAATCAGGGTTCTCTGCTTCAAGCGCTGCAATGAATTGCTTCTTTGCATCAGCCAAGTCTTCTGCACCCTTAGATGTTAGCGACTTAAGACCGCGTTGAATACGCTGTGACTCGATGTAGTCCATACCCTTGTTGTATGCAATCCAACCCTTTTCGGTATTGGTAGCAGCAATAGCCTCGTATGGGTCCTGAGACTCACGCATCTTTGTTGTACTGCCAGGAGCAACCGCTTGTTCACGTTGCTTCTTATATACAGTAGATGAGAACTCGCCATTGTTAGCATCGCCAACGATGAACCATCCATACTCAGGCTGCTTTGCAATCAGGTCACTAAGTTGCTTAGTTGCCTTGTCTGCCTCAATAGTTGCACCGATACCAGTGTTGTTCTTTGAACGGCTTGTTGTGAAGATGAAGTAATCTTCGCCATATGTTTCCCAGAACTTCTGAGTTGCATTCTCTGCATCCTCGCTACGCATACGCTGGTACTCATCAATGTAGAACTGATAAGGAGAGCGAGTGTTTGTAGCGAACGGAAGAATGAATCGTGAGGCAGCCTCAAGTGCAAGGACACCTTTAACTCTCTGGTCAATTTCTTTTGCTGTTGGAACTGTGTCGCGTAGACCAGTATCATAGCGATGGTTTTCTTCCATTGCAATAGTAACTGTGAGGTTAGCACGCATTGGGTCTTCAGCATCAAAGAGAGCCATAACCTTACGCGCTCCTGCGCTCTGCACTACTAGGTCTTTCCAGCCTGTTCCATCTGGACCATAAGGAAGAATCTCTTTTACAAGAGCGTTCTTCTCGAAGTCAGGTACAGCCTTCAATACATTAGATGCTGCGAACTGGACGAACCAACCTGCACCTGGGTTCCACCACGCTCCACCTTGGAAGATGAGGTTAAGTGATGGCTTAGGAATTGCAACTGGTCGGTCTGTCTTGCCCCAAGACAAACGCTTTGCCCACTCACCTGGGAAATTGATGTATCTGATTCCATCTTTTTCCTCAACCATACCCATACGGTCAGGTGAATCGTAGACTGTTTCTAGTTTACGAATGACTGATGGGTCATTGATAAGAATACGTCCCCACTTTTCCGTTACGTCAGCGAATGCGCCGAAGAACGGGAAGATGTACTTGAGTGTGTGTGCTGCATCTACACGCTCTGATGTGTCATAAAGGGTACGACGCATCTCTGCTCGTGCCCACTGACGTGCTGAATTCTCAACCTTACGTAGGTACTCAGGTGGAATTGAATCCCCTGGATAGGTATCGATAGCCTGACGAACAGATGCTTCGATACGCTTACGGTACAAGTCCACGAACAATGGGTGACGGACCAATGCTGATTCAGGGACTTCGCCTGCAATGTTGTAGAACTTCTCAAGAGTATTAGCCATAAGGCTTGATGCTGCGCTAGTTCCGTTAGCAGAACTAATCTGTGCTGCGTTAATCTGAGGACGTGTCAGTGTATTAGTACCGAATGCCTTCTCGATATCGTCTGCATTGATAGCACGCTGTGCTGCAATATCCTTAAGGTTATCTGCTACTCCCGCTGGGAATAGAGACTCAATGTTCTTTAGGTTAGCCTCAGCGATAGCCTCAAAGTCACGACCCATTGCTAGGTCCTTCATAACCTTGCGACCTTCAGAAGTTCCACGCATCCAGTTAACTACTTCGTCTACTGTCTTGCCTTCAAGGAACTGCTGAGTAATCTTTGAGCCACGAATCTGGCGGTTAATGACACGGATGTATCCATCTACCCAGTTAGCATCTGAGCCATTGATAACTACGAAGTCACCATTAGTCTCATATGCACGGCTAAGTGAGTTCTTTGTATTACCAAAGTGGCTATCTACAATACGTGATGCGTTCTTAATGAAGCGGTCAGTGATTGCAGCGGCTGCTTCTGGGCTTGCGCCTAGTGCATCCTCATACTTAACACCATCTACTTCGTTCAGACCCATACCATACTTGTCTGTAATCTTCATTTTGCCAGCAAGCATTGCGTCAATCTCAGCAATCTGAGTATCGATAGCATCTACATTGTCAGTAACTGCACGCTCTGCCATAAGTTCAGCACGCTTTGTATTCAGTTTGACGGTGTTGCTCCACTTGAATATCTGCTTATATGAAGCACCAACAAACTTGTTAGATACAAGGGTAGGAGCAGCAGCCTTAATGATAGCCATAGGACCGACAGTATTCATAATACGTAGCCATCCTTCAGATACGTTACGTACTGGATAGCCTACGCGAGCAAGAACCTCGAACTTAATAAGAGAATCAAGACCATCAATAAGTTCGCTACCAACTTCACGACCACGCTGAGTAGTCTTATAAACCTTGCCACCCTTCTCAAAGCGAGAAGCACGGGTGTATTTATTCAATGCATTGTACATTGTGTCGATATCAAGGGTAGGCAACTGCTTAACCAATTGAGTTTCGTTCAATGGCATAGGGAAGATATGTGCCACACCCTCAGGTCCATTGATGACATTTGCTTTTCCTGCTAGTTCTGCAGCCTCTGGTGAACCAGTATATGCACGTTCGCGGATAAGGTTGTGAGCCTTTGCTCTACCATCAGAGAAGGTTGCCCACGCCTTCTTGACTGATTCATCGCTGAAGCCATACTGGCGTGCGATAGTACTGAATACTTCTGACTCAATCTCCTGATATGCGTTAGCACGAGCAGTAGGGTCGAGAGCATTGATGTACTTACTGAACAATTCATCCTTGCGAGCAACTGTAAATGTTGCTGTCTTAAGTGCATCTTCGTAGAACTTCTTACCTTCGGCTGCAGCCTTAAGGTCTGCTTTGCTTGCAGTTCCATTAGGGTTCTTCAATACATCATTGAATGCATTAATCTTGCCCTGATACTTCTCTGCTTGCTTCTCTGATACACCACGTACACGTGACAACATATTGTCAATCGTTTGTACTGATTGGTTATCAGTAAAATCAATCCATCCCTTAGGACGCTTATAGAAGAATCCTGTCATTACACGTACAGGAACCGATGCAATACCGCCACGAATGTCAATAAACTTCTGGCTATTAGACATCAGTTGGCGCTGTGCTGAGACAGCATCTAGTTTAGGTACAAGATTAGGATTAAGAATAGACTCAGCGTCTAGTTGCTTACGTACCTGTGTCAGTTCATCGCTGTACTGTGTGATGAGTTCCTGTGTCTTTTCAAGGTCTGTGCCTTTATTAACCAGGTCAAATGTGAATTGGTTGGTAGCCTTATCAAGACCAGCGCCCATATACTTTGCTTCTGCAACTTCGTCCATATGTGCAGCAACCTTGGCTGCAAGTAGACGGTCTGTCTGTAGCAAACGCTCTGCTGCTGCCGCATCACCCATAGCCATATAGATGAGGTCAGCCTTAGTCTGATGGCGTACAGCCTTATCAGTAATCTTATTAGCCTGACCTAGTAGGTCTGCGAATGTAGCAGGGTTAGAAGATTCACGAATAGCCTTGACGCGGAACAAGTCTGATGGTGTCATATCATCGGTGTTCTCGATGAATGATGTAAAGGTAGCCTTTACTTTCTCAGCCTTGAATCCAGTCTTCTCACCAGCCATAATGGCTTTGAGTTCTTCTGTACCCTTGACAACTGTGGAAATACCTTTGTATGCTTTGAGTGCTTTACCAGCAAAGATAGTAGGGTCGATAACAAATCGTGCTACTACGTCAGTTGAGAATGAGCCAATGCGTCCAACCATCTGCTCACGGAATGCTTCTTCACGCTGCTTCTTATTGAAGATATCAAAGTCGTTAGCAGCAAAGAGGATGTGGTCCTGCAAGAACTTATCAGTGCCTGATAGTTTCCCGAAACTGACTGTCTTTGCAATACCGCTAAAAGCATTTGAGAATGTATTGATGGCATTACCGACTGTAGCGTTCATAATCGAACGACCAGCAGAGATTTCGTGAGACTCGTCCCAAGCCTTCTTCACTCCATCAAGGTTAAAGCCGCTATTCCAGATTGGGTTTGTCTTCTCGGGAAGAGTAAGTCCAAACGATACAGCCTGAGTAGCAAAGTTATATCCAGTTTCCATCGCAGCAAATGTCTTACCCCAGAATCCTGGTTGGTCTGGCTGCTTTGGCGCAGGCTTATTCTGTGCGTTGTATGCAGCAATAGCATCTGCACGGTTCGCAGGTGGTACAGAGCGACCCATATCTAGCGGAAGCGCTAGAGAAGATGGGTTCTTATCTGTATTGTGGTACTTATTGAAAGCACCAATGGTGTCGAACGCTGAAGGATTAGAAGCCTTTAGGCGGTCTTGATAAACTTTCTGTGCATTTTCTCTATCGCTCATTAAAGATTAGCCCTTAGAACTCTCACGTAATTACGGAAGGCTTGCGAGGAGTTCGGGCTAAGTGCTGCTGTTTCCAATGCAGGAAGATATGAAAGTATGCGCTCTCTATCTTCGCTTGTGTCTCCTGCTTTTGGAAGCATAAGTGCTTCAGGTCCTGCTCCTGGTCCCATAGCAATACCTGTAGTTACTGGTTCGTCTGGTCGTTCAGTCGGAGCAGTAATAGGTGTCACTTGCGGAAGGTTGCTTGCCATTGCTTCAGAGCGACCAGCGGTAGGTACTTGTGCCTGTGCCATTGGTGCCCCTTGTTGCTGTGCCATTAATTCTTGACCCTGACCATATGTACCGCCAGAGATATATCGTGCTGGTTGACGACCAGATTGTCCTGCGCCACCAGTTGCTGAAACGTTGGCAGGGTTATTCTGTGGAGCAGTTGGGCGGAAGCCACCACTGTTCTGATTTCCTGCCATTGTTTCCTCCTAATTATTTTGCGTACTGAATTTTTGTAATGATTGGACCACTTGTGTATACATCCCAGTCACAAGCAATCTCGATTGCTTTTCTAACTAGACGTTCTGCTTCTTGTGGCGTATGTACGTCAGAGATACCAAGACCTTCAATGGCACCAAGAGCAACAGAGCCACCGCTGCCTGAAAAATATATACCACGAGAATCGCGGTCCCAAGAATAATCCTGAAAGACAGGATAAAGAACTCCACGAATGCTGATAAGAAACTCTGAATCTTGTGCTGCAGCATCGCCGTCCTCTTTCGCATCGTACCCAGCGTCGATAAATGCTTTACGCATTGCTGGGATAAACTTCTGCGTCATAAACAAATCTAAATCTTCAGTCTTCGTAGGCTTTGGTGGTTTCCAACCGAACTGCATAATGTTAGAACCACGTGATGCACCAGAACCTGCAATCAGGATTCCGCAATTATCTACAATCTTATGGGTAGCCATAGTCATATAGCGACCATCTTCATCAGATGCTCGTGAATCGCAGCCCATTACGGTCCAGCCATCGCCTTGAATAGCAACAAGCGTTGTCATTGTCCCCTACTTCCTGCTATCTACGAGTTACTGTACGAACTGTTGCGTTGCCTTCGCCTGTCGCTCCACTTAATGAAGAGAGAAGACTCTGAATGCTTGGTGCTCCTGCTTCTGCTGGTGCGCCTCCACCCATTTCTGGTGGAAGAGCGCCTCCTGCTGGAGTAGCGGCGGGAGCAGGGGACGGTTGCTCAACCATAGGTGCTTCCCCAGCAGGAGGAACTGGTTGCTGCGGAGCAAATGTGGCTTCAATAGCGTCCTCAAGGGCTACACCCTTTTGACGAGCCTTGATAACCGCAGCAATTTTGTTCACGAGTTCCGATGGGTCCCCACCTGTTGCAGCCATTTGTGGAATCGCTTGAGTCATTGCAGTCAATGAACCGAGAAGTGCTGTACGCATCTGCTCGACTTCAATCTTTTCAAGTTCTTGTGTGACATTTACAGTGAATGGAAGTTCACGCATTGCCATATCCTTGGAGATAAGTCCACCACCAAGGGCTTGGAGCATAAAAATAAGTCCCTGTGCAGGGTTAAGACCTGCGAGCATTCCGTATCGGACATCAGCAGAGTAATCTTTCTTGATATCCTTAGAAGGCTTGTATGTAATTTCGTAAGGTGAACCTGAATCTACACCGCGAATTGTCTTTTCCGCTGGGAAAATTACTTCGTCAACTTCGAAACAGATTGTAATTACGTCACGAAGTGCTGCAGCAAAGATAGCCTGTGCTGATTTCACCTGTGTATCGAAGGCTCCCATAAGAGCCTGGACACCTTGACCTGTAACTACTGATGCATCGATGTTACCTGTACGTCCTTCAGGGTAACGAGCACCAACACGGAGTTCAGAATTCAGGAGTTGTGATTCAGTGAATGCGCCTTGTGGGATATTTAGTTCCACACGACGGACACCCGCTGGGTTATTGGTGCGGATAACCGCATCTCCACCCAACTGAAGTTCCTGAACATCTGATGGAAGAACGATAGGAGCCTGTACAGACTTCTCTGCTGCTTCCATAGCAAGTAGAGCAAAGCGATTTCGCAGTAACTGAATACCAAGGATGTCATCAAATTGTCCACGAAGTTCACCATCGATAGATGGCTTACGTGCAACAACAATCATCATCTTGCCAATTGGGTTAGAAGCCTGTGATAGCACAAGGTTCTTCTTAGTTGGGATATAGAGTACTGACTGGTCTTTGTCGTAGTAGCGAATTAACTCAACCTGAGCAGTCAAATCTTGGTTGTAGCCTCGTTGTCCGAGCAACTGTGATTCGAACTCAGGGAACTGAGATACGAGTTCGCCTAACGTCATTGAGTATCGTTTTGCAAATGCAACGCAACGTCCATAGCGGTCAAACTCTGGGTAAGCACCCACTGGGTTTTCTATACGGATACGTGGCAACTTGCTTTCTTCATCCAATTCAATAATGAACGGGAGGAAACCATAGGTGATATACCAGTCTGCGCCTGAGTACATCTGTACTGCAAGGTCAGAATGCTGGAAATAGTTAGAAGCAATTCGTGTGCGAGTATCCGCGAACTTGCGAGCGCGGTCATTGACAGCATTTGCTGCAGAGCAGTTTACTGCTGGAAGCGGAGCCATAACCTCAGAAAGGTCACGGGCTACAATGTCGATAAAGTTTGCTACTACGTTGGCATCTACGCCATCTGGGAAGAAGTCTGGATAGACATCAGCAATCTGTCCTTTACGAACTGCGAGTACGTCAAGGTTACGTGCGTCACGTTCCACATTGAGGTGGCGCAAAGAATCAACTCTCGCTGCTACCTGCTGCATAGATAATGCCATTAGTTTCCTATCCGTATTGTTCTGACCACTGGTCAGCGATTGCTTCGTCAAGATTTATAGAGACGCGTCCTGCACGTTGTGCTCTAGTTGCCCATCGGTTATTGGCATAGTTACCAATTCGTGTGGACTGTTGCATCAGTTCGCGGATGCGAATGACTGCAAACCACAGTGCCATTACGCAGTCTGTAGGGTTTCGGGTATCTGGCTTCCAAGTAATCAACTCTTGAACTAGCGTCTTAAGACCTTCAGAGCCTTCGTTGCTTGGTAGTTCAATCAGGTTGTTATCTTGGAATCGTCCGTCTCTGGTATTGCCGAAGAGCGATGCCATAGACGCTACACCAAATGATGTGTCCCATTTGTTCTTGCCTGTAAAGTGTGAGTTCAGTTGACAGCCGTATTGAGCCAAGAAGTTTCTCAGGTTGTCATCTAGTGCGTATGCCTTCTGGTGTGCGTTGATTTCGATACGCAGTTCCTGAGGGCGGTACTTGTCGACCCATTCTTCAATGAGGTCTTGAATCTTTTGCGGAGTTGGCTCGGTCATATTGACACAATCCAAAACGTAAATCTTTCCATCAGCCTTGTTGTATGTTGCAACAACTGCACCTGTAGCACCTGCCATAGCAGGGTCAAGTCCTATGACTGTGTATGCACCTTCTACGTGGTTTGGGTGTCCTGGGGTTCCTGCTGTAAGCGGTCCACGCTTACGCATTCCATTGACTGAACCTGCAATGCAAGTCGGTGAGAAGATTGCATCTTCGGTGACATCTTCCTGCTGGTAGACCATAGCCCATACAGATGGAGAGACCTGAGAGCGACGCTTAAAGAGCGAGGGTCCATCCCACTTGGGGTAGTTGCCATTTGGTAGAGGTTCGTCCTTTGCGTTTTCTTGTTGGTCAGTTTCCGCCCACAACGTTTTCCAGTTCTCTGGCTTTTCGTCAAACTCAAGAACCGCTGGCATAGCACAGTAGGTGAATGGAGAAACTCCACCCGACCACTGCCCTGGGTCTCGAAGCATTTTGTACAAGTCAACTGGTGCCACTCTGGTTCCGACGATAATCAATTTACCGTGGCGACCAAGACGAGTGATAACTTCCTTCTGAAGCCACTCAAGTTGCTTTTCCCACTCGTGGGCGTTGGCACCCATAACCGCGTCGTCGACAATAATCAAGTCAGCACGAGCACCGTAAATCTGAGAACCTAGACCTAGGGCTTGGACCGTAGGGTCCTTCTCGCCAGAGTCGCGTCCTGTTCCCAGGTAAATCATATCTGCCGACCACTGGGTAGCGTCAGCCTTGTATCCGCCGTTCGGTCCGAAAGCGACCTGAAGTTTCATATAGGCGGGGTGAGAGAGGCGGGTCTTAATCGCGCCCAAAAATTTTCTAGCCATACCCTGAGTCTTAGAGACGATGATGACACGAGTATTCGGGTCGGTCACAATCTTGTAAGTCACATAGTTGGTTGTGATGGTTGTGGACTTGGCGTGCTCAGGTGGCACGTTGATAAGTACACGGTCAGGTTCACCTGGCTCATAAGTCAGTCCTGCAGGTTGCCACCTTGGGGGCACACCCTCCATAAGGTCTAACCAGTTCAACTGATGAGGAAACAACTTAGAATCTAAGAACTGTTCACAGAAGTCGGGGAAGGAGATTTCCTTCAAATCCTTCAGGTCAGCCTTGACCCCTTTACCTGCAAGGCGGGCTTTCTCAGAGCGTTCCTTGAAGTCAGGGTCCTGCATCGCCCATTGGCGGAAAGTTACGTCATTTCGTCCGACGGCTGACATTGCCGCTGTAATGGTCGAACCTTGCTCCAGGAGGTTGAGTACCTTTTCCTGTGCTTCCTTCTTGGGGATATTCTGAATCCCAGGTTTGCGTCCCATTAAGTGTCCCTATCTGTTAAGCATCCCTACGAGGATTCGAACCTCGAACCTCTGGATTCGTAGACCAGCGTTCTATCCGTTGAACTATAGAGATATGCGCCCAAGCAATTTGACCTCAGGTCAGGGATTGTTCTTGGGCTGTTCTTGCGCCTACATAGCCTATCCAGTTAAGGAAAAGAACCCCTGGTTCCATTGTCGGTGTAGGCAATCCTGTGCCCTCTGTAGGGCTATAAAGCGGTCTAATAACGCCCTCAGGTTAACGGCATAACTCTGGCGGTTTAGGACATTTAGTCAGTTATATATCTAATTAGTTATATATAACGAACGAGGAGTCCCAAACGACGAAGTTCGTTTAGAACTATAATGATGATTAAATCATTACATATAAGATAACCCGTTGGAAGTACTAAAACCGAACACTAGGTTCGGTAATATTTTTAATTATTTTTAGAGATATACCCTGACAGGGCAAAAGCCCTGGTCAGAGGCTATATATAAGCGGGGGGATATAACAGAAAATTAAGATGGGAGACTATATCTCCCCCCCGCACTCAATTCAATAGACCCTAGGTCTAATCAAACTCTCAACCTTTACCTGAGGGTTATGGTTCCCTGACGGGTTCCCTAGACTTTCGTTCTAGGACTTAAGACTTCAAGCCCCTTTCGTGGGGCTGTGGATAACTTAATCAGAGATATCCACAACAATATACACATTGTGGATAACTTCTGTGGATAAAGAGAGGGGAGGACTATCCCCCTTTCATCCATTCGCGGGGTCTAGTCATCTTGAAAAGTAGTTGAAATTTCAATCAGTCAGATGTCAGAAAGTAGTTGAAACTTCAACTATCTTCAATCATTCTCAGATTTCGGAAGTGTGACGAACACAACACTTTTAAAGTTGATTATTCGGGGGAAGTATGGTAAGGGGTTGAAATGTCCGATTTACCCCTATTGTGAAAGTGTGACGTGATTCACAGGGTTTGAGCCTCGAATGTGTTTGACTCTCGTTTGGAGGTCTGGTTTACTTCGTGTTGTAAGTTCAACCTAGACAAGAAAGGCACCATCGAAATGATTACAACCGAAAAGACTTCAGAGGTTACAGCCTCAGACATCTTCAAGAAGTCAGAGAAGACCGAATCCCTTTCAATCATTACTAAGGCACTTGAAGAGGCTCACGAGATTATTCGAAAGGAAACGGGGGCACCTCGTGCCGTGATTGTAGTCGGACGAGATGCGAAAGTTCACGGGCACTTCACCCCTTATACCCCGTGGCAATCCGAGGCGGATTCATTCCACGAAATCTTCTTGAGTGCCTCATCATTTGCCCGCGGTGCCCGCGCAACTCTCGGCACACTTCTACACGAAACCGCGCACAGCATCGACAACGCCGAGGGAATCCGTGGCGTATCGGGTGACGGGTATCACAACGCAAAATTCAAGCAACGCGCCGAGGGTCTAGGACTCACAATCTCACAGGCAGGGCGAATCGGGTGGAGCGGTACCGAGGTATCCGACGAATGCGCGGAGCGTTGGTCTCACGCCTTAAGACTTATTGAAGAGGCTTTACTACTTACCGCAGATTCAGGCGAGCAGAAGAAACCAAAAGGACGC